TAGGCGCCAAACTGTATCCAGGAAGAGGAGTCTACGGAGTACCAGGGGTATCTTTCCATAACGCGAACCGACGTGATACCAAAGGCGTGGAGCTTTGTCTTAGGGCGACCCGAGCCGTCAATGATGTATCTTTCCCAAATTCTGTCCAGCCAGGTGATGAGCTGTTCAACAGTCTTTCCGACCATTCCTCCGAGTGTAATGTAAGGATAGTTTGCAATGTAAAATTCGAGATATCGTTCATCTTCTCCGAAGTGGAAGCAGGGCAGGGGGCGAACCCCTCGGGCTTCCATCTCAAGCTGGTTGCGGTATGTCTGGAGCGGGTCACCGATTCCATCAAGGACCGACGCCATAATAACTCCGTCATCTTTTCGAATGATGTCTTCGTTTTCCTGGATATAATTGCAATATTTGGGGAGGCTGATTGTAGCTCCCATGTTCCAAGCGGAGAACGCTCCGGAGTCGAGAAACACTTGAGCGCCGTCTGCACGCATTTCGTCAACAGCTTTTTGTCGGTGAACATAGTGATAGGACTCAAGTATGTTGGGGATGGTGTCCACAATTTGCGCTTCACGCTCGTTGAGCTTAGGGTAAGTGCTTTGACCCTTCCTAAATCCGTTTGTGTACACCGCAGCAAGGTAAAGGTTCATGCTGTTGCCTTCTTGAACCAGTCGTCGATGATTTGTTGGGCCACTGCTTGTCCGTCGTTGGCAGCATGGAAGGTGCGCTGGCACTTTTCGGCGCCCGGCAAGTGGCAGATCACTTGGTAGCAATCGCGAGTGCCATAGTAGACAACGGAAGCCACCCGCAGGTTGTTACGGTAAGCGTTCAAGGCTTTGCGGTAATTAAGGTTACCTGCTCGCCAAACTAAATCCATAAACGTCTCCTAATAGAAAAGGGCCCGAAGGCCCTTAGTATACAACAGTTGCGAGCATCATTTACAGGCTTGAGCAAACTCTCAAAGCATAAGCAAGTCGTACGCCCTTACTTATCTTCTTGAGTGTTTCAGGTGTGTGCTTTTTACCGTACATACCGTTAGCCTCTCCGTACTGCGGCGCTGTACGGGCCCGCCCTCGCACCTTCTTATCCAATCCGTTTTGCTCTTGATCTCCCAAGTAAAGGTGTTCTGGGTTAATGCAAGAAGGGTTGTCACAAGTGTGAAGCACACAACCTTGTGACCCACCTGGCGCTCCTATTTCACCTTTATAGAACTTATAACTTTCTCGGTGAGCAAAGCTGAACACCCGACTCCCTTTCTCGCCGCTAATCATTCTGCCATAACCGTCTTTGTCTTTCGAGCCCGTCCAGTTCCAGCAGCCTGTTTTGTCATCCTTGACGTGTTTAGAAAGCCTATCTAGCATAGGCTTTTTCACATATAAGCGAGGCACTTTATTCACCGCAAGCTTTCAGGAACTCATCGCGCCAAATCTTACCTTCTTCGCTGATAGTACCTTCAGTCGGGAGAGTGGCCCCACGGAAAGCTTTTGTAATCGTAGAACTTCCGCACACTTGCTTGACGCCGCGAGACTCCATGCATAAATGTTTAGCGTCCACATAGACGCAAACTGCTTTCGCTTGGAGGTGCTCAGCGATAGCATCTGCGATTTGGTTGGTGAGACGCTCCTGCACTTGCAAACGACGAGCGTAGGCGTCAACCACACGAGACAGCTTCGACAGACCTACGATCTTTTCTCCGGGTACGTAGCCGACAACTGCCCGGCCGATGATCGGTGCCATGTGGTGTTCGCAGTGGCTATAGACAGGGATATCACGAACGATTACCATTTCGTCGCAACCCTCCGCCCCATCTTCAAACGTCTTAAACAAACCAGCGACGTCAATATCGTAGCCGCCGAACCAGGTCGCAAATGCTTTTGCTACACGGGCAGGAGTTTCCTGGAGCCCTTCCCGCAATGGGACGGCGACATTATCGTCACCACCCTCGCGGGCTTCAATGGCGCAAAGCAGTTGGGCGACAGCTTGTTGAATGTTAGTGGCACGGTTGACAATACGAGAGATCTTATCCATGTGGTTACCTTAGTTCTTGAAACGACGATACAGGGCGCGAACAGCGATGATGATCCAGAAAATTTCGATCAGGAAGCTGCCCAGGTTAAAGTGGAAGCACAAGCTGATAATGAGCAGTACAGCCCCCACCAGGTTGACAACGTTAAACTTCACGCTATCAGCCGACCACCCTTTCGGGCTGGTAACTTTGTAATAAGCGAGCACGATGCAGATCATGCCCAGAAAACCGAGAACTTGGGTAAACATTATTTGGTGTACTCCACGTGGCACTTGCTGGTTTCTTCGATGGTGCAGCTTACCAGCTCAACTCCGTGCTCGTCCAGCAGCATCGGGCCGACCACGTTGACCATGTGCGCCGCGAGGTTTTCAGCAGTAGGGTTGAACGGCAGTGGCACGCACGAACCGAATAAAGAATCGGAGTCTTGTTGGGTCACCCAGCGATGTGCCTCAGAGCGAGTTTGATCATCGCCAACAAGGTTGAGCATACCTGTAATCAAAACGTCTTTTTCCCAGTGCAGGAACTTGTGATCCCAGTTGTCCTCGAGCCACTGGCAGAGAGTGGACTTAACCACGCTGAAGTCAATTACCCTTCCTAAGTTGTCCAGTTTATTGCCAAGATTATAAGCAATCTCTTCTAAGGTTTGCGGTTGCCGCGGTTGAACCTTGAAGTGGAAAACATAGTTGTGGCCGTGCAGGTGGCGGCACTTGCTTTCGTGGCCCACTACTCTGTGGCCCGCACAAATCTCATGACTTCTGATTACTTTATAGCCCATTGTTAAATTCCTCAATATTGAACTTGTTTTGCTTCGAGCGATTTTCGAAACTTGTCAAGTATTGCAGATTACTCAAAACGTGAAGACCAGATACGAGCTCGCCCTGAAGGGGTGTAATATGATCTACTTCATACCCCTGAGGACAATTTCGATAGAACAAATTAATCGCTTCTACTTCAGACCAAGAAGGAGTTCTCTGAAGTTTAGCAGCACGTCTCCGAGCCCTGATTGCATTCCTAACAGCAAGACCTCTTTTGGTCTGCCTATATTCTAAATCCTGCTGTTTCTTTTTAGAGGGACCTTCTCCGACCCAACGATAATATTCTCGCTGTGCTTTAGCGTTATCGCCACGGTTGTAAGATCTTTTGCACTCAATACAAGTTGAGTTTCTTGTCAGTCTTTTAGCGACATGACCGTTAATGCAAGCCACACCTGTAAAGTAATATTGCAAATCCAATTCTTTAGCTTCTTTGCGGGTAATGACTTGCATAACGAATCCTTAACGAGCGACTGTTAGGCCGTTTCGTTTACGACCTTCGTAGACGACATATAATACAGCCGATGCTGCGAATTTGGAAAGGCTCATTGCAATGATCGAACCCCAGCTAGCGTACCCGATCAAGGTCAGGAACAGCGCAGAATCTACTGGAACCGCGATCAACGAGCTGATAGCAACCCGCTGGTGGAAAGGCTTCTTAGTGATTGTGAAGATAGCGTAATCGAGCATTTCACTGACAGCAAAGGAAGCGACGGAGGCGTAAACCACGACAGGGTCTCCGAGAACCCAGCTAATTCCACATGCGACAAGTATCGCCCACAGAACGTGGTGCCCTGCTGCCCGTTGCGCATAATCCCGCAGGACGAACACGAGCCCAACGAAGAATGCCATTGCAGGGATAGGGCCCAGGGGCGTGCTCAAGGTGGGCAGGTAGCTGAAGCCGAGGTTAACGAAAACGACCATTGCCAGGTAAGCGATGATAAAGGGCATAGTTTTTACTCCAGTATTGTTGAAAAAGGGCCAGGTTTCTTCTGGCCCGGTGTAGGTTACTTGTTGGAAACGTACAGCTGGTAACCCGCTTCGCGCAGGTCGCAGGCAGGGCACTGTCCGCAGCCATATCCCCAGTCGTGGAGGGTGCTGTGGTCCCCGTTGTAACAGGTGTGGGTGTCTTTGATGACTGTTTCCAGTATGCCTACCTTTTCAGCCAACTCGAAAGTTTCTGCTTTGGTCAGGTGCATCAGAGGGGTCATGAAGGTGATGTCGGTTTCGTAACCTGCGTTGAGGGCGTTTTGCAACTGGTGTACGAACCCTTCGCGGCAATCCGGATAGCCCGAGTAGTCCGTTTCGCACACACCCGTGATAACAACAGGGGCATCTATCTTTTGAGCCAGGGCATGTGCTGTTGTCAAAAACAGCGCATTGCGGTTCGGCACGAACGAGGCAGGCAGGTTGCTGTTTTGAGCGTGACGCTCGTTCACATCTGTTTGATCGCTGCCGGAAACCAGGGCGCTGTTGCCCAGCGAACGAAGAGCAGGGATCTCGTAGACATGCAACACGACCCCCAGCTTGCGACAGATCATGGATGCACATTGCAGCTCAACAGCGTGCTTCTGCCCATAGCTGAAAGCAACAGCCACGACGTCATCGAAGTATCGCAAAGCCAGGCCCAGGCAGGTGGTGGAATCTTGGCCACCCGACAGCACGACGACAGCACGACTTTCCGCGCCGGGTTGTCCGAGTTCGGGGTGTCCGAGTTCGGACATCGTGTCACGTGTTTCTTGTATCACCTTATCGACTTTGTTCATAGTTACTCTACCTTCAACAGTTTGTGAATTTGAAGCTGTACGGTGTAATTGTGGTTATACGCAGTCAGCAGTGTCGCTTCGAGGTTGCGGGCGTTAGAGATCTCGTCCTGCTCATCTCGAGGCTGCACGAGTATATTAACGGCGCTGCCGTGTTCAGGTCTAGCGAGTTTTGGAGTTGCAGGGTGGCCCAAGGCTTGGAGCGGCAGGCCATCTTCAGGGCAAAGATTACCATCGGTGACCACATACTTGTATGCACTCACGACAGTGCGCAGGGACGGGTGGAGCTTGCTGGTCTTAGGGCTGCAAACAATGACAGCGTCGTCGCTCAACTGGTAGACGTCGATTTTCATCGAACCGTTTGTTTCAACCTGGACCGTGTAACCCGAGTCTTCGAGCTCGTCTATGAGTGGGTAGATGTTTTGACGGAAAGGCTCACCTCCTGTAATTACAACGAGGGAGGCTGTGTTGCTAGCAAGCTGCCCCGCCTCCTGCACACCTTTAACCACTTCGATTGCATCCATACGCTTGCGGGTCGCTGTGTATTCGGTGTCGCAGCCAGGGCACTGGAGGTTGCATCCGGCGAGGCGTACGAAGATGGCAGGCCGTCCTGTAAAAGGGCCCTCTCCTTGAATGGTTGCAAAAATAGAATGGACTTCGACAGAACCATTTCGGCGATGGTCACGGGGCTCTGGCAACTGAGAATTGGGGATCATTGGTTTGCAGTTTCCTTGAGGTAGATCAGCAAATTGTACAGACTAAAAAGCGCTCACTGGGAGCGCTTGTAATGTTACACGATCAGGGAGGGTTAGTCCACCAAACCCGCAGGCATCGGGGTAGCTACACGGCCGACGATGCCGTTGTAGGTTTTCCAGCGGGCGTACTGGGTCTTGGCGGTGTCTTGGTTCAAGCCTTTCTGCACTGCGGCTTGCAGAGCGTAGGCGACCGGCACCGGGGAGCCCATCTTGGCGGACATGGAGTCGAACAGGGCCCAGGCTTGACCGCAAGCGGTTTCAGGTCGCGGACGGGTCACGTTGTTCTGCGACGGCATAGCGTTGGCAGCTTTCTCAGCTTCCTTACGGGCCTTGGCTTCCTCTTTTTCTTTCTGCTTGGCGGCCTTCTTGGCGTCCGCGACGGAAGTTTTCAGAGGATCGGTCAAATCGGTGATCTGCTTCAGAACGCCGTTGGCGGCAGTCACAGCCTGGGCGAGCGCTTCGACGGTCTTGTTGGCGTTGGCCAGGGTGGTGATCGCTTTCACCAGGGCTTTGGCGTTCTTGACAGCTTCAGCTGTACCCGCGACCACAGTGTTGACGGTTTCGACGGTGCTTTCAGCGGTGATAGTGCCGACCTGAGCGTGCACGGTGCCGAAGATGCCTTGCAGCTCGGTGAACTTGGCGCCAGCTTCGGTCAGGGCAGCCTGGCCCTTTTCTGCGTCAGCTTTAGCTTTCAGCTCAGCGTTGGCTTTGGCAGTGGCGGCAGCTTTGTCAGCCTTTTCAGCCTTAGCTTTCTCGGCGGCAGCCTTTTTGGCAGCAGCGGCAGCGGCTTTCTTTTCTTCTACGGTCAGTTCTTTTTCGGGGGTAGCCATTTTGTATTACTCCAAAAGTCAGTGAAACGTTATTTGTGTGCGGACGGTGCAAACTTAGCAAAGCTGTTTTATCAAGGCAACCTGTTGCCAGGCGTTTTTCAAATAATTTTTTCGCTTAACCTATCTCCATGGCTCCTGTAAAGGGTTTTTAAACAGAACAGGGGCCATGTGCTCAATTGCGCCCTGCTCCCACGCTATCCCTTTAAAGACGGTTTGGTTTTGCCAAAGACCTTCTTGATCACTGGGTTCAAACTTGCCAGGGACAAAAGAACAATACCCCTCGATCCCCCATGTGAGCGCATAGTCCGCTTGGGCAGAGACTTGCTCACGAACGATTAAAGTTTCGTCCAGTTCGTTAGCATAGGCCACCATGAGCCTTTGCATTCTCTTGAGCTCAGGGTACTCCGCTCGCACTTCGCCTGTTAACCCTATATAGAGCATCTCCAGCTGGTGCGAGTTGTATTGGTGAAAAGTATTGTGGTCAAGGCTAACGACAAGCGCATCGTCCGGGCACTGAATGCACCCCAGATCGCAAAGAACACCATAGTTAGGATGTTTGGCTACGATTTCCATTTCTTCTTCGTCAATGAGAATAAACATGTTCACCTCAGAACGGTATATCGTCAAAATCTTCTTCGTTTTGACTTTGCACTGTGTTCATGCTGTTCACAACGTCAACCATAGGTGCTGAAGCGTGAGCGGGCAAGTAGGCGTCGTCGTCATCGTAGCTGGGAGACATGTCTTTCTGTTCCCCTACGTTATTCGACAAGATAGCGTCCTTGGTGTAGATTTGAACACCCACTTGTGAACCTTGAGGGTCTCGTTCTCCAAAGCGCGAACCATCGTAACAGCAAGCCAGGACGTTAGGCCACTTGACGTTAGTGTGCACTCGAATTTGTGTAGGCACAGCTAGCTGATTCACAATCTCAAGTGCATCATCCACCGTTGCAGGCTGAGGTATTTGAGTTCGCGTGATCCACCACTTGTATGCTTTGCGGCCTGCCCAGTCCCCGTGTTGCAGACAGACAAACTCAACAAACGTCTTGTGACCACAATAGTACGTGACCTTCATTGTCGGAGGCTTGCTACGATCGCCCCTGTTTACGTTCTTTTGGTACACAACGTTCTCAACATCAAACACTTCGATAACGGGCATCTGATCTTTAATGAGCTCTTCGCTGCTTGCTGCACGTTTAAGCTTTTCTTTGAAGGTGAAAGGCGCACCGCAGAACCCTAAGAACGGTTTGAAGTTGGGATCGTCTGCTGCAACTCCGCCACAGAAGCGCCAGGCTGGGTATTGCGCATCCACACCGCACACTTCGCAGCTCTTATAGATGGGGGAACCGCCGCCTTTTTGGCCAGGCCTTCGAGGTACTGCGGGATCGTTGATAGGTCCTAGCCTTCTGCTGTTGCCAGAGAAGTCCAGCACAAGGCAGTTCTGCTTAGGGCTCGCGGCAATAGAGGCTAACCTTTGCTCCCTGTCCGTAAGGTCAAACCCTGGTGTGTAAACTGGGCGGGTGCCACGGCCTAGCATTTGCACCCACAGCACAGGCGACCCTGTAGGGCGCAGCATGATTATCAGGTCAATGTCGGGGCAGTCGAAGCCCGTTGTCAGTACGTTGTTGTTGGTTAAGGCTTTTAGCCTGCCTTCCTTGTAGTCCTTGAGCGCCTGGTCTCGTTCTTTATCGCTTATCTTGCTATGAATAGCTTTAGCAGGTATGCCGTTCTGGTTCAGAAGCTCCGCAAAGTCTTCTGCGTGCTCTACCCCGGCACAGAACACCAGCCACTTCTTACGGTCTCCCGCTACAGCTAGCGCCTCATTTAACGCGAGCTGGTTAGCCTCTTGCTTGTTGACTGCCGCTTGCAGTTCGCTCGAGATGTATTCCCCTCCACGCTTACCGACACCGCTCACATCGAGTTGCATCTTTGTTCGCTTGGGTATAAGCGGCATTAGGTAGCCTTCAGAGATAAACCAGTTGAAGTATTCCACCGACGAGCCGTCAAACACAATGTGGTCAAACATTGCGCTCACGCCCAGCTCCTCGTCACCTTCTTGGCGCACAATAGGACCGAAACCCATTCTAAAGGCCGTTGCTGTGAACCCTATGATTTTCAGATGTGGATTTATCTCGCGCAAAGCTTCGAAAAACTTTTGATACATGGTCATATCTTTTGGAGAAATCAAGTGGCACTCGTCAACCAGGACAAGCGACACTGCCCCGAACAGATGTGCTTTCTTTGCGACAGAGGCAATACCTGCGTAAATAATTTGGTGATGAACATCCTTCTTTTTAAGCCCTGAGGAGTGTATCCCCAGGGGTGCTTCAGGCCACAAATCCTTAAGCTTGTTGGCGTTCTGCTGTATGAGCTCCTTAACATGGGTGAGCAGCATCAGCTTCTGCCCCGGCCACCATTGGCAAACGAGGCGCATAAACTCTGCCAAGCAGATCGATTTGCCGGTACCTGTAGGCAACACAACAACCGGGTTGCCAGCATTCGCTTTGTGCTGATCAAAGTACCGGAAAATGCTGTAAGTGGCTTCTAATTGGTAGTCTCGGGGTTTGAGCATTTTACTTACCGTAATAAGGGGCAAGAGTGTAATAGTCGCATGAAGCGACTTGTTGGTCGGTGCTAATTGTAGCATTAACCACACTATGACGACAATGCCACTGGCCGTCTTCTTTAGCTATCGAGTAACGGCAAGTTCTGCAACTCCGAACAGGTTCCTCGCCACGGTAGCATATCCCGGAATAATCGCACATTTTGCACTCAAACCAGCTCGCCCCCTTGTTACTCAAGCCAACAGGGGCCTCGTCTGCACCTGCAATTTGCCGCGAGCGATCGATAAAGTGCATCGCAACGACTTCGTCATAAGGTATCAGCTCTGCGTAGATCTCATCAGTATTCTTGTTAACAGCCAAGTATAAAGAAGCGCGAAGGTCCATCTTGTTCATGTAGACTTGCTGCTGAACGTAGTGAACAAACTTTGCAGACTGACAACCTTCCTTCTTGAGCTTCAGGAACGACTTTTCGCCGTGTGTCTTCATCTCTGTCAGTATTGCGACGCTTGGATCTGACAAGTCGGGGCAGCCGATAACAATGCCGTCGATTGCGGAACCAACGTGGCCGCCAAACTCAACAATGCGAAATTGCTTACCTTCAGAATCCTGCTGGTATATCTTCATGCCCGCTGTAAGCAAAGCTGCGATAAAGCGGCCTTCTTCCATGTGCCCGCGATTAAACAAACGCATAATCCGGCCAGAGTGCTGAGATTTGACTGCCCAACGGAACCCGAAGAAGATCTTGCGAGCACACGGGTCGCCGATGGTGCTCAAACCCAAGTGTGTGCGCCGACTTTGCTTGGGGTCGAAAGCGTCGCTTATTGTGGGTATGACGCGACCCATCCACTCACGGTACTTCGAACCCTGATCTGACTCGATTGCTTTATCAATAGCTGTCAGTGTTTTTTCAGCCAAATAAACTTGAGGCATAACCCCTCCGAAAAATAAGGCGCCCTAAGGCGCCTGGTGTTAAGTGCAGTAACTTATGCTTGCGGGGTAGCAGCAGGCTGTTGCCAAGGCGGGAGCTGGGCCTGGGCCGGGTGCGGGGCTTCGGTGACCGGTGCAACGGCTGCGGTGGCTGCTGCTTGCGGCTGTACAGCTACAGATTGCTGGGCCCAGTCAGGCTGAGGTGCAACGGTGGTTGTCACTACAGGGGCAACAACGGGAGCAGCGACAGGCTGGGAAGAGGCGGCTTGCGCAGATGCTTGGGCGGCCAGGGGGTGGGTCGGATTCTGTGAGACCCAGGCGTTCAGTTGCTCCACTGTCCAACCTTCAAAAGGGTTGGCAACAGGTGCGGCCACTTCAACGACTGGGGCGACAACCGGCGCCACGACCGGGGCAACGACTGGTGCGACAGCGGCGGGCGCTTGGGTGACGGGTGCTACGTTTGCGGCGGCTGCCGCTTGCGGTTGCTCCCAGGGTTGCACCGGTGCGGTCTGTACCACGGAAGGGGTAGCAGGGGCGGCAGCAGCTACTGCCGGGGCAACGACTGCTGGAGCAGCCACGCCAGGAGCAGCAACAGCGGGAGCACCGGCAACGGCACCTGGGAAGGAGGCAGCGGCAGGCAAGCCAGGAGCAGCGCCAGGGGCAGCAACAACAGGGGCGGCGACAGGAAAGGCAGCAGCAGGGGCGGCGGCGGCGGTTCCTGCTTGGACAGGCTGCTTAGCCATGTCGTGGAAGTTTGCGAGGTTGTCGAAGCCTTGCGGTTCGTTGCTGTCGTCGTATTCTTCTTTGGTCTGCTCGTTCACGCCACCTTTGCGAACTTTCAGACGGATGAAGAACTCTTTGTTGTGGAGCTGTTCGGTGTTGCCCCAGCTAGGCACGCCGAC